AATTAACGAGTGTCTTACTGGATGACATGATTATGTGATGTTAAGGTCAGCAATTACACCTGACGATGCCTGGTTAGATGCCTGGAGGGTGTATTCCACCAACAAGGCTCTCTTGATTGCATCACCGGTTTTTGCAATTTCCTCCTGCTTAAAATCACGCAGATACACAACTTTCCAAAACTCAGGATCAATTACATATCCAGTTTGCTCTCGGCAAAATCTGGAAGGAATTACCTTAAAATCTCCAAAATCGCTGGAATACAGGTCTGCTGCACCCTGAATCTTGGTTTCACTTATCATCTGTCTTGCACTGGCACGACCTGTGAATGCAGAGACTTTTCCCTTATTCACTGGCCCAACCATAAGAACAGTTGGTTCGCCACCATTTGTGTAACAGGACTGAATCACCGTTTTTAAGAGTGCTTCTGTTATGTCCCGTCTACTGCCACTTTGTGCATCCACAGGGGCCGCACCGTTTCCAGCACCAGAACCTGCTGGAGAACCAGCACCACGACTTACATTAGAAGTAGGCCAAGTTTCAAATCCACCAAGTGTTCTTGCTGCACCTGAATTACCAGCCCCTCTTGCAACCTTACCCGTCAAGGCATTTTCCATATCTCTCTTGAGAGCCTTTGACTCCTTTGCGAGTTGGTATGCCATCTCTGAATCACGACCTGCCTTACTTGTTACCTGCTGCGTTCCTGCAACCATAACAGTTTTTGCCGAGATTTGAGTCTGGTTATTCAGCCGGACTGTTGGTGTTTGAGCTGCAAAGGTATATTCATTTCCTTCGATCTGTGCATTTGCTGCCACTGCATCGAGAGCATCCGTTTGCCACTCATGTAAAGTGTTTGTTGCTTTTCCACGACCTACCATCGACATAAAAGGCGTGTCTGAAGGCGATATATTGTAGATCACGTTTGATAAATCTTCCCGTGTACCTATACTCGTATAGGTTTGGTAAGTTCCAGTTAATGCTGCCATTTTTGCTCCTTATTTAGAACGAATTATATTATAAAATACACCAGCCGCATCCTCGACACGACCAGATTTTTTCAGTCTTTCCGATGCCTTTCCAGCCTTGATTCTTCCTGGATCACCAGATTTAGACCCCGGCTTCATTGATTGTCTCCTGACAGGTTTGATGCCATGCTTTTTTTCCTGCATCTGATCCCAAAGTGCGCCCTTCCTCATTATGGAAACGGCTCGGCTGTCAAAGGTTCTGTCCAGTTCCTGTTGGGAATAGCCAGAGTTTAAGCCAAATTTCGTTATCAGTTTCTTTTCGGCATTTGCAAGTTTTCTGTCACTCCACTCCGGAATTACATCCAGGAGTTTCTTGCCTTCGCTTTCAATGTGCCTTTGTAGATTTTCATCCCTTTCTGCGGCCTGTTGCTCATGCAATAGTTCAAGTGCATGATCCCTTGCTGCATTCTTGGTTTGAGCATCTCTTAGAGCATCCCTTTGTACAAGATACTCCATTGGGTCTGATTCTCTGAGATTTACCCAGTATTCATCAGTCTGTTCGGGCGTTTGAGGTTGCTGCTGCTTTGCATATTCCAGTGCTTGGATTGCTTGTTCCGTCTGCTTACTGGCTTCTACTTTTGCATCGGCAAGCTCCCTGCTTTCATCTGCAAGTGCTTGTGACTTACGAGTGTAATTCTGGCCTTTTGAGAAGGAATCTTTCAAATCCTGAAGTGTTACCCGATGTGTCTGCCCATCTGATTTTACTTCATGCAGTTCTTCTTCCTCTTCCTCTTCAGCCTCATACTCCTCATCGGCTTCTTCCTCTTCTGAACCTTCTTCAAGTTCTTCCTCTTCCGGTTCAGGTTGGGTCAACTGGTTATCTTCGTCCGTTGGCAATTCCTCACCACTTTCAAGGGTCAGTTCGTTCTCCCATTTCTTTGCTGCTACATCCAGGTCAGACTCCGGTAAAGAGCTATTGCCCTGCTGTTCTTCTGCCATATTATTTTCCTATCAAATAGTTTTACTCATTTCTGAGAACCAAATGATTAACCATTCCTTGCTATAAGATTTTCATCTCCTGAGTTAATCATGGATTCTAACTCTGCTTTCAGGTCGCTCAATGCACGGAGGGATAAAAATAGTCTCTCCCTGGTAATTGAGTCTTCAATATCAGAATTTACCCATTGCTCGTTATAATGGTCTTCCAGGTTTTCAAATGCTTCCTGAATAACCGGGTCTTCCAAAACGGAACGTGCCGCATTGGCCTTTAAAATTCTCTCCTCAACCGTTGCTCTCTCAAGAGAGGCTTTTTTCTTTCTTTTACCCACTATGAAGGTATTGGTTCAATTGACTGTTCCATCTGCTGCGGATTCATGTCATTTGGAGGCATCGGCATCTGTTCTCCCTGTGGCATACCCTGTTCAGGAGGTGGCTGCATCATCTGTTGCATCTGCATCTGTTGCATCTGTGCTTCCATCCTTATTTTTTCCCTGTCCTTGTCAATCATTCCCTTCATTTCAGTGGAATCAACTGATGTTTTGTACTTGTTCTCCATTTCCTTGACTTTCACTTCAAGATCAGTCTCCATCTTATCCCTGTCAAGATCATCCTTGCGTATCATTATCTCTCTGTCAAGATCGAGCCGTGACTTGTCATTTTCCATATCTGCCCGTACCTTGTCTGCCTGTGCCTGTGCATATATCTCATCTGGTGTAGGCTGCGGTTCCGGTGGAGGAGGAGCCTGATAAGTTGCCGGATCAGTCCAGAATGTCTGTGTATCCTTAAAGCCGGAAAGTTCTGTCATCTTGGTCAATGTCGAATGATACTGCTTGAAATTAACCAGGGGATTTTCAGGTCCCTGCTTCTCAAGAATTGCTTCCTGCTTTGAAGCCAATCCTGCCAGCATGGTCATTCTCTCTTCTGTTGTACCAAGACCAAGTGCTACGTTCACTGAAACATCCATTCCTGCATCCCAGACTCTTGGGTCAATTGGTATCCACTCGTTTCTGAGCCGAACCATCCTTGCCTGATCCTGATGGGTATGTAAAAGACGGAGTATCTTCTTAAACAGAGGCTTCATGCCATTTTCTGCATATACCCTGCACAATAGCTCAATCTGGGCTTGTGAAGCCGCAACTGTTGCAGACACTGCTGCTTTTGTACTGGACTGAAGCGCATCTGGATTCAACCCCATTGAAGCCTTCGACATACCCGTGCGATCTTCCTTGATCTGGTCCAGATAATCCAGCATCGGGAATGCTTCCCTTCCGCTAAAATCCTTCTGAAGTTCCCTCACCATCCCTGGCGCACGAGTACGGATAATCTTTCCTACCTTGTTTGATGTAACATCATCCTTATTAACCTGTCCCTCAACTACTTCTGTATCCGGGTGGATACTTTTGGCGAGACTGTCTAACATATTTCTCAAGACCGCAGACTTTATTTTCTGCACATCCATCAAAAGGTCTGCTACAGAGTGTCCTTTCCAGATATGTGGTTCCGGATACCCATTAAATACGATAAAAGGCAGGTCATTAACAGGAGAATGATGTAACAACTTGTGATGAGTGCCAGCACAGCAAAACCTGCGTAATTCAGAAATTCCGTCACCGTCATAATCAATTTTCGCATACGCTTCAACATAGAGGACCATGCGGTTTGCTTCTCCGATTGATTGCGAGTCTGCAAAGTTTCCAACCGGGTGTCTTGCGATATATTCTGTGTTTGTTCCAAATTCATCCTCATCTCCTGCCAAATCAAGCATCTCATCGTAATCATAACCCATCTGGACAAGTTCTGAAACGCTCAAATACCGCCTGTGTGCTACGATTGCAGAGTCTTCAATACTCCTGGCCCGTCTGTCGATCAGAAACTCCTCCGGTGGAAGTGCATCCAAGATAATCGATCCATCCACTCTGGTTTGACGGACAACCACATCATGCAGCATTGGAGCCTCAATTTCCGGCTGCTCAATAGGCTGTCCGTCAGGAGAGACCTGGGGTGGCTGCGGAGGTGGTGGTACAAAATTCGGGTCAGGGTAACTTTCCACCTGCGAATCTTCTACTTCAGCTTCACTAAGAATTACCTCCAAACCCTGATCGTCAAGACCAGTAAACTCTTCATAACTTACTTCTTCCCTACGTTCCCAATCAACACGGATAACCCCAATTCTTTTTATCAGTGAATCTTTGATTGCATTGTAGCATATTGAGAACGCAGGGTTGTCCTGTCCCAATACAATCTGATTTACAAAATCCGTGGCTTGCTGGGCTGGTATAACATCTTCTGGCTGCCGGGGTACATATTCCACGACTCTCTCTGAGCCAAAGAATGTCCTCATTATCTGTGGAAGCATCAGGGATATAGTATCCCGTACATCCATCGACACTACCTGGCTCCTGCCAGCCTCTTCGTTACCAAAAGGCAGACCCTGATAATAA